TTGGAAAATAAGGTAAACCGCTTGACGCGGAACCTAGAGACCTTGAAAAAGGTTGTCGAAGATTTGTACGCCAAGGTTGAAGGCTTTGAGCGTCAAATGTTTCATCTCAGTAATTCAACAATGACAACAGCATTAGAAGTAGACAAACTCGTCAAAAATAAGGCGAGAAAGAGCTAAAATTGCCTAATAGAACTAAAGAAAGATATTCAGACCTATATCCGAATATTGATGTAAAGAAATTTCGCGCCAAGCTGCGTCACGATCCCGACACGGGCCGTCTCTGGCGTGAATATAAGCCGGGAGAGTGGCGCATCATTAAGCGCGAGCAACATCGCGTCCCCGGCTATATCTTTCATTTCGATACCTATCCTGTGCAAGCCCATGACGCGGTATGGCTACTCCATCATGGCAAGTGGCCCAAGGAAAGAATCGTTGCACGGGACGGCGATCTGAAGAATACGCGGATCGACAACTTAGTTCTTGAATCCGAGATTAAAGATCATCTAGGGCATTACTACGTCATTCCTGACGGGAATGGCCGTTTTCAAGTCGTTGTATACCACGACCCTTATTTCCGACGCAAGAACGTATTCAGGACTCACATCGGCGCTGATGCTTGGGGCCGGTCTCAGCTATTGCTTTATAATCAGTACGCCTATGCCACAACGGCAAGCGCAACGCGTGACAGTAACTACAAAGAGCTTCCGGTGCGTGATGTTTGGGTAGACGCGGCTAAAGGTGTGTACGTCGTTAAAGTTCGTTTCAATGAACAACGCAAGCATTATGGATACTATAAGAATTTAGAAGACGCGTTGGAAGCTAAGATCATAGGTCAAGCCGAAGTTAATGAGATTTGGGGCGAAGATTCGGAAAACTTTGTCATGCCTTATTACCCCGCGCCGGAGAAGAAAAAGAAGAAAGAATCATCGGAATGATTGAGAGTACAATTATCGTTGGCGCTGATCCCGGCGCAACTGGAGCCTTTGCTAAACTTGATCCTGTGAATTACACTGTCGAGATTTACGACATGCCCACGTTTGAGATCAAGACCGGAGCAAAAAAGAAGACTGTACTAGATCACACAGGCATTGGGAATATCCTTGAAGACAAACGCATCTTTCAGTTGTATGTAGAAGAAGTAAATGCTAGGGTTGGGGAAGGAGTCGTTAGCTCCTTCAGTTTCGGAGCTAGATTCGGTGCAATCTTAGGCGCTTGTGGGGGATTGAAGATTCCTGTGACTCAAGTACGTCCTGCACTTTGGAAAAGTACTCTTAAAGTGCCAGCGGAAAAGGATGCTGCGAGATATCGTGCGTCACAGCTATTTCCACAGTGCAGCAAGGCTTGGTCCCGTAAGAAAGATGATGGACGCGCCGAAGCCACTCTAATAGCTTTCTACGCTTTCTGTGCCCTTGGTTACAAACTTGAAAAGCAATTTACACTTATTGGAGATTTAGCTTAACATGGTCTCAGGCATCGATGCGAATGTTTTTCCACCTCATCACCGTAAAAATATTAAAGCTTTAATTTTTGATATGGAGAAGGCACATGAAGAGCATCGCAGAATGTATAACTCCCTCATCAGAGTGCATACCTTAGATTATGTTACTTCGGCTCAAATAGATGATAAAACTTTTGATGTGGTGGAAGCGTATCGCGTAATGATGGACACCATTAATTCTTACACCAAATATATTAAGAAGAATAAACTAGAGCAATATTACAATGGGTAGACTTAGTTCCGAAAAGCAGGAGAAATTTGCTAACTATCTCGCCAATGGTTATACCCAAATGGCGGCATATAAAGACGCCGGTTATTTGTGCCGAAATAGTACAGCTTCCGCCAATGCTTCAAAACTTGCTAATTCGGATGATGTAATAAAACGTGTTGAAGAATTAAAGATTAAGAAGGCAGAGAAGGACGCTATGTCTGTAGCTCCTCCACTTCCTCTGAAAAAACAAAAAGTTGTTGACGTTGATCTTGATTGGTTCAATCGAGAATATATTCAACTCCTGAATATAGCAAAAGAAAACCAAGATGTAAAGAACGCTGTATCTATTCTAAAAGATATGGCTGAGTTAAACAAAATCCGTCCCGAACCGGAAGATAAAAACAACAATAATAGGATGCTTCCAAGTAATGACAAGTCTAACATGGGAAACCCGACTTACATACAGATCGTCAATCAAAAATCTGAGACTGATGGAGGAAGCTCTGACAGACCATTTGAGATTACGTTTGCCGATCCCGAACCAATATATATCAACGATAACTCAATTGACGAAGACAGCTGATCCAGAGAATCAGTTAATCGGTATCCAATCCATTTTAGATCATTATGAAAAAGAATACAAGAACAAATTAAGGGAAAATTCTTTTAATAATTATTCTTGTTTCGCTGAATACTTAAATATGGAAGAGCCTCCAGCGCCGCATCACCACTTTATCTGTGAAAAATTGCAACTTGTAGAAGATGGTACTATACCTAGACTCGCGCTTAGCGTGCCTGCGGGCGGCGGAAAAAGTGAGTATTCCTCACGTAGGTTCGCGGCATGGTGTATGGGCCGAAGGAAAACTAAATGGCTACAAGCGAGCTATAACGCCACGTTCGCCACAAATGAGCTTGGAAAGAAAACTAAAGCTTATGTGGTGAGTGACGAGTATAAAGATGTATTTGGAGATGTAGCTCTTCAAGCCGATATGCGAGCCGGTGATAAATGGGCTCTAACAAATAAGTCTGAGTACGCCGCTAAAGGTGTAGGCGCTGGTGTTATGGGTATCAGAGCAACAATCGGCTGCATCGATGACTTATATGCAAGCTATAGTGACGCTCAGAATCCAAAGATAAGAGACGCTACATTTTCTTGGTTCTTATCTGACTTCCAAACACGACTTCTACCCCGAGCCCCTATTGTGTTAACAAACACGAGGTATAATTCTGATGACATGATCGGAAGATTAATAGAAGAATCTAAAAAAGGAAATATTATTCCTTATGAAGTGATTAATCTTAAAGCTCTATCTGAATTAGGCGACGAAGATGATCCCATGGGCCGAACCGAGCCCGATATTCCGTTGTGGGAATTCTACCGTCAAGATTACTTTACAAAACGAGCCACGTTAACCGGAGCTATGTGGGGCTCTATGATGCAAGGCGTTCCCGTGGATGCTGAAGGCGTACTACTTAAAAGTGAATGGTTCCAGCGTTACCGTGGCGATATTCGCAAGAATCCCGATATTAAAATACGTAGAATTACTATGTCAGTCGATACGGCGCAAAAAGCTGGAGAAAGGCACGATTTCTCTGTCCTAACAATTTGGGCCGAGACATCTTTTGGCTTGCACTATCTTTTAGATATGGTAAGAGTTCGCGTAGAATTTCCTGAGATGTGTAAATTAATTGACGAAACAGCTGAACGTTGGAACGTCTCTTGTGTTCTTGTGGAAGATAAAGGATCAGGAACACAATATATCCAAACACGGCAAGGTAAGACGAATATACCAATTATTCCTATAAGTACAAATAATAACTCTAAGGAGTTTAGATTTGATGCGGTAGCTCCTACCATTGAAGCCGGGATGGTCTATCTTCCTGAAATAGCCCCATGGCTCTCAGAATTCGAACGAGAATTAATGGCGTTTCCTTACGGTAAGTTCGATGACGTAGTTGATTCCGTTTCTCAGTACTTAGAGTGGGCCAGAGGCAAGCAGAGAAAGGGCGGCACAGCGAAACTTCACGGCGCTGGTAGTGCGGCTAGTAGTGAGTACAGAAAACGCGCTGTAGAGCAAGCTATTGAACGTGAGATGGAACAGAAACGGAAAGAAAGGGAATCTAGAAATGCCGAAGCAGAAAAAGGTGAAGAAGTTTAATCCAATACTTCACGAACTTATTAAGGATCACTATCGGCGCAAGCGAGTGATCAAACTTAAAAATAAGTATAAAAGAGAAAAGGGCGTCAATGACGCCCTTTCTTATTTCTCCTAGAGATCAGCAAGAGCCTTCTTAAGGTCTTCTTCACTCATAGAGTTGATCTTTTCGTTCTGGCGATTAGCAAGAGCCTCTTCCAGAACCTTCTTCTTAAGCGCCTTTTCAGCCGCCGTCTTGCGAGCCTCAGCCTCTGCCAGCTTTTCATCGATCACAAACTTGACAATCTCAAGCTTTAGTTCAAGTGGAGCCTTACGAGCATCTACCTTGGTAGCGATAAAACTATCTTCGGTCACGCTCTTAAGTTCCTTGTTCACATCACGAGCCACCTTGTCGAGACTTGTAAGATTCAAATCCCAAAGCTGTTCCGTCGTGAGTTCGCCACGATCCGATGCAAATCGAACCTTGTTACGTGATGCTGCCTCAAAAATATTCATGTTAGTTCCTTTCTATTAAAAGTTGATGTTATAAGTTTTCTGGAAATTATCACCCTTGACAACTGCTGTCAAGACATCTCGCTTAGTAGAACTAAATCCTACGCCGCTAAGCTGATCGTTTGTCGGTTGGCACTTTGTCTTGTCTCCGAGAATTTCGAATACCTTACGGTGCTTATCTAGATCACCGCGAAGAAATTCGTTGTAAATCCCCCGGCAAGGCTCAGGATTTTTACAATTCTTCAGGATAAAGAACCA